TGGTACACCTATTGATAAAGAAGTAAAAAAACAAACAGATGAAGTAATGGCTAGTAAAGGTGCTACTGTAGCTAGATATAATGAGGGTGGTTCTCCTACAATAGAAAAAGATGAAAAAGTAATAGGTAGACCTGTTGATCCTGATTTAACAAAAGATCTTAAACCTGTTGGTCCTAGAGTAACCACTAGAGAAGGACAAACAATAACACCTGACGATAGTGGTAATAAAGCAACACTTACAACACCAGAAGGTAGAAACTATAGAGTAACTAATCCTGATACAAAGATAACAGCCACAGGTCCAAGAACTACAGGCATTGTAGGTGGTAATTATACTGGTGTCGATTTAGAAAATATGCCAGGCTTTGGTGTAGATAGATCAGGTAGTACTCCACCAAAACCAAGTACCACAGAAAAATTATTAACAGGTGTTACAACCGTTGCAGCATTAGATAAATTATTTCTTGATGGTGCAATAACAGAATCAGTTTTTAATTGGGCTAGAAACAATATATTTGATCCTGTAGGAAAATTTTTAGGATTTGATAAAGCTGCTGCTGCTAATGCAGGTATTATAACAAGTGGAGCTACAGCTGCTATGACAGGTACAAGTATTACAGTAGGCAACACTATAGTTCCTATAGGTTCAAAAGTTGCACTTACTACTGGTGCTCCTGAAGCAGGACTTTTTAGTGGCTCTCAATATACAACAATGGTAGACGGAAAAATTGTTAGACTAACACCAGGAGAAGCGTATATAGTTTCTGGAGGAGAGACAGGTGTTTATGATGGTAATTTAACTAATGTAAACACTTCTGGTAGTGCATCTACTAAAACAGGAGCAGATCTTACAGGCGAAGCTCCTATGTCAAGTAATGGTGTATGGAATTGGAAAACAGGTTTAGCTGCAGTAGGTGCAGGATTATCACTATATGATATTATAGAAAATGGACCTAGTGTTGGTAATGTTGCAGGACTAGGGTACTCAACAGGTGTATTAGCACAAAGTGGACTACTTGGTGCAGGAGCTCAAGCAGCAACTACAGGTACAGCTTTAGGTAGTGCGGTTTCAGTACTAGGTTACGTAGCACTAGCTGCAGGTGTAATAAGTTTATTTAAAGGTCCTCCTAGTACTTACGTAGGAGAAGCAGCGATTGATTTTGATAAAGATATATATAGTCCTGATGATATTATAGTAGGTGGTTTTACAGGATCTAAATTTTCTCAAGAAAATAGAGATGGAGCAGAGGCTTTAATAAATACTGCAGGAGGTTACGTAGCAGCCTTAGAAGAGTCTCTAGAAATAAATATAGGCGGAGAGTTATTTATAGATGTAGGTAATGAGTTTGGCTTACGATATGGTTACGTAGATGGTTATGATGAACTAGGTATGTATAAATATCACGAAAAAGATTTAGATTATAAATTACTTCATGGTCAAGGACAAGTAGGTAAAGGTTTACGAGGAGACGATGCAGCAGAAAAAATGATGAACAAAATTAATGACGATATAAATGTTGTTACTATGTTTGCATTAGCAGATAAAGCTGCAGGAGGAGAAGGTTATGCAACATTTGATAAAATGGGTGAGTATCGTAAAAAAATATCTGTTTTGTCTACTTATAGACCAGGTATGGCAGGAGCAGGCAGTCAAGCAGTACTAACAGACTATGAAAGAAATCTTTTAGATGGATTTCAAAAGAAAGAATTTGCTCAAGTTACAGGAGAAGAACTTGCAGCATTAATGCCTATCTATGACAAGATAGCACCAGTGCAACAACAGAATAGTTTTAATTTTAACTCATTAGCTGTGTAAGCACTGTTTAATGGCTACCTACTAACCCCTAGCAATAGGCAACTGAGTAGCCCCATAAAGGAGAAATAAATGTCAGAAGAAATACAAGTAAAAAAAGATGAAGCTACAGGCGATACAATTATGAAAAAGCCTGTAAGGTATAAAAGAGCAGAACCAACTATGCAAGAGTTAGCTGCTGAAGAAGAATTAAAAGCAAGAGAAGGTTCTACAGAAGAAACAACTGAAGAAGTTACAGAAGAACCTGCTAATGCTGAAGAAGCATCATTTAAGAAAAGATATGGTGATTTAAGAAGACATGCTCAAAAAGTTGCAGATGAAAAAGATGCAGAGCTTGAAAAAGTTAAAAAACAATTAGCAGAAGCTACTAAGAAACAAATAAAGCTTCCTAAAACAGATGAAGAACTAGAAGCATGGTCTGCTGAATATCCTGATGTAGCAAGAATAATAGAAACTATTGCTATTAAAAAATCAAAAGAAATGAATGCATCTATTGAAGAACGCTTAGAATCTATTGCTGTAAAAGAACAAAAGTCAGCAAAACAAATAGCAGAAGCAGAGCTATTAAGATTACATCCTGATTTTGAAGATATTAGAAATGATGTTAAATTTCACGATTGGGCTGAAGAACAACCTGAGTATATTCAAAAAGCTTTATACGATAATGAAACAGATGCTAAAGCTGCATCTCGTGCTATTGATTTATATAAAGCAGATATGGGTATTACAGGTAAGAAAAAAGCAAAGTCTACAGATGCTGCTAAAGCAGTAAAGACAAAAGGTGGTTCTACCCCTTCAGACAGTGCTAGTTCTTCAGATATCATAAAAGAGTCTGATGTTGCAAGAATGACATCACAAGAATATTCAGCAAATGAAGAAGCTATTGCTAATGCAATACGTTCCGGAAACTTTGAATATGATGTTAGTGGAGCAGCTAGACAATAATAATAGGTTGACAAAACCTATTTTTTGTATATGTATGTAACATATACTACAACCGTAGTAGGCCGAAAGTGTCAAATATATTTGACATTTATCCCACCCTACACTTACCAAACGAAATTCACTCAGGCTACCTGATGTTATGGCCTCTAGGCATAGACACCCATTTTCAGCATCAGCCCTTACGAAGTGAGGTTATCGTTTGTTGGCCTCTAATATAAAAAGGAGAAAACAGATGGCTTTTAAAGTAGCGTCAGGTTATACAAACCTACCTAATGGTAATTTCTCTCCAGTTATTTACAGTCAAAAGGTTCAACAAGCTTTTCGTAAGAGTTCCGTTGCTGAATCAATTACTAACAATGACTACTTTGGAGAAATTGCAAACTTTGGTGATACAGTTCGTATCATTAAAGAGCCAGAAATAACAGTTAGAGCGTATTCTCGTGGTACTACAGTCACACCGCAAGACTTAGACGATGAGGATTTCACACTAGTTGTTGATCAGGCAAACTACTTTGCTTTTAAAATGGATGATATTGAGGAAGCTCACTCTCATGTTAATTTTGAAAGCATGGCATCAGATAGAGCAGGCTATAGACTTCGTGATCAATACGATCAAGAAGTTCTTGGTTACCTATCTGGTTTTAAACAATCAGCTTTAAGTACAGTAGCAGATACCGCTAATGATGTAGTATCAGGCTCTAAAGCTGTAAGCACAGCAGGAAGTAATGAATTATTATCTTCAATGACTTTGAAAAAAGGTGATTTTGGTAACATTACAACTTCTTCAGCAGGCGATCATTCTATCCCTCTAGCAGTAAGAATGCCTGGAGCAACAGCAGCAGCGACAGCTACTGCAACACCGCTTCAAGTAGTAGCTAGAATGGCTAGATTATTGAATCAACAACAAGTTGATACAGCAGGTCGTTGGCTAGTAGTTGATCCTGTATTCATGGAACTATTATCAGATGAAGATTCTAGACTATTAAACAATGACACCGCAGATAAAGGTGGACTTGTAAATGGTATTTCAATCGGTAATCTACATGGTTTCGATGTATATGTTTCTAGTAACTTACCTTCAGTTGGAACTGGTTCAGCAACCTCTGGTGATGCTAACCAAAATTCTAACTTTGGTGTTATTGTTGCAGGACATAGTTCAGCAGTAGCAACTGCTTCTCAGATCAATAAAGTTGAATCTTACCGTGATCCTGAATCATTCGCTGACATAGTCAGAGGAATGCAGATGTACGGAAGAAAAATTCTAAGACCTGAAGGCATTGTGACAGCTAAATATAACGCAGCGTAAGGGAGATAAAACATGGCAACTTTTGATTTGACAGCTAAATCCACTACAGGCGTTAGTTCTGACTCAACAGCAACTCTACCAGGTAATCGTAGAGGAGCATATGTAATTGAAAAAGAATTAGACATTGCTAAATTAGTATCAGAAGGTACATTTACTAATGGTACAAATGGCGATATTTTTCAATTACTAGAAGTTCCTGCTAATACTATTGTTATTGCAGCAGGTGCTGAATGTACTACAGCTTTTACAGGTGCTTCTGTAACTGTAGACGTTGACTTTGCAGCAGGTGATGACATTGTTGATGGCGGAGACGTTTCATCTACTGGTTATCTTGCAGCAGGTACTAATGGTCAAGCAAACATCGTTAATACAGGTGCAGCCAATACTTATACAGCTTTAATATCTACAGCAGATACTATTGATGTAAAACTTATTGTTGGCGATACTAATTGTGTTAGTGGAGTACTTAGAGTTTATGCAGTCCTAGCTGACATTTCTTCTCAACAAACAGGAAGAACTGTAGCAGATAGAGATCTATTAGCATAAATATTTTTCTAGGAGTAGGAGGGATAGGTATTTCCTGTCCTTCCTACTATTTATTATATGGCATATACATATTTAGACATAACAAACGAAGCGTTAAAAAGAATTAATGAAGTACAATTAACTAGTTCTACTTTTTCTTCTGCTGTAGGAATACAAGGATTAGCTAAAGACGCAGTTAATAATTCTCAAAGAGATATATTTATGTCTGAACAAGAATGGCCTTTTGCTTATGCAGAAACAAGCCAAACATTAACAGCAGGAACAAAAGAATACGCATTAACTTCTGGCTTTTTAAAAATAGATATTGATACAGTTTTAATAGACAGAAATGACACACTTAATGTAGAAGAAACACATTTAATACCTTTATCTTATCAAGAGTATGTAGATAGGTATAAAGAAAGAGATGAACAAAGAGATTCAGGAGATTTTGAAATTCCAAGATTTGTTTATTTAACTCCTGACTATAGATTAGGCGTAAGTCCTACACCAGATAAAGCATATGTAGTTAAATATACTTATTTTAAAACAGCTACAGAATTAAGTGCAGGAACTGATATTCCAGAAGTTTCTTCACAATTTAAAAATACACTTATAGATGGCACTATGTATCATTTATATATGATGAGAGATAATGCAGAATTAGCAACATTATCTAAAAGAAATTTTGATGAGGGTATAGAAAAAATGCGAACTATCTTAATAAATCGTTATATACGGATGAGGGATACTAGAGTATCGCAAGTGATTAATGACTGATAGATTAGCCGTAGCAAAAATACCTTGTAAAGGAGGACTATATACTAACGAAGATTTTTTAACTCTTAGTGACACTGCACCTGGTTCTGCTACAAAACTTGTTAATTTTGAAGTATCGCCTTATGGTGGTTATAGAAGAATAAGTGGTTATAAATATTTAGACGCTAGTCATACTAGTCCTACAGGTACAGGAGCAGTACTAGGATTATTTATATATAATGATGCTGTATATGCTGCTAGAAAAAAATCATCAGGCACAGATTATGATGTATTAAAATATGGTTCAGGGTCTGGTTGGTCTTCAACAAGTTTAACAGCAGGGCAATCAGCTACTGACGTATTAAGAGTAAGAGGTTTAACGCATTCTTTTACAGGAAATAAGTCTCTTATTTTAACAGATGGTATCAACTTTCCTATGAGATTAGTAGATACTACTTGGACAAAATTAAATGGCTCATCAGATGTAGACAATGCATCTTTTGCAGAAACCTATAAAAATAGATTATTTTTTGCAGGAATGAGTCAAAAACCACAACTGCTTGTTTTTACAGCACCAAATAGCGATAGTGATTTTAGTGCTGCAGGAGGAGCAGGAAGTATAAATGTTGGTTTTGATATAATGGCACTAAAAAGATTTAGAGATGCTGTTTATATTTTTGGAAAAACAAATATAAGAAAACTAACAGGAGACAGTATAAATTCTTTTGTAATACAAGAAGTATCTAATAGTGTAGGTTGTGTTGCAAGTGACAGTGTGGTAGAAATAGGTGGTGATGTATTATTTTTAGCACCAGATGGTATAAGAACTATACAAGGTACAGAAAGAATAGGTGATATTGAATTAGCAACAATATCAAAAAATATACAACAAACATTACAGTTAATAGATGTTGATTTTAATTTTAATCAATTAGTAGCTACAGTGGTAAGAGAAAAATCACAATTTAGATATTTTTTTGGTAAAAGTACATTAACTGCAAAAAATACAGGAGGCTTTTTAGGAGGTCTAAGAACTTCAGATCAAAGAATGGGTTGGGAGTTTAGTGAATTAAGAGGGTTTCAAGCTAATTGTGTAACTAGTGGCTATATAGGAGATGATGAGTTTGTATTACACGGAGACCATAACGGTTTTGTATACAGACAAGAACAAGGCGGAACGTTTCAAGATGATAACGTTTTTGCTACATTTCAATCTCCTTTTTTAGATTTTGGAAATACAGAGCAAAGAAAAATATTTTCACAGATAACTATATTTACTAGACCAGAAGGAGACAATACGTTTTTAGTAACAGCAGACTATGATTGGTTAGACTCTGATTATTCTAGTCCTGATGATTATACAATAGATTCAACAGGAGGTTATGCAGAGTATAGAGATACACAAACACCTTATAATACCGCAGGTTTTGTGTACGGTGGTGCTACTAAACCTGTAATACGACAAGGAATACAAGGTTCAGGACACGCTATACAATTTAAGTTTGTTACAACAGCATCAGCAAATCCATATACTATTTTTGGATTTGCAGTACAATATGGAGAGGCAGGAGTAAGATAATGGCAGGATATACAAGACAAAGTTCAAGTAGTATCGCAGATGGTGAGGTAATTACAGCAGCCCCACTTAATAGTGAGTTTGATGCATTACTAGCAGCATTTGCATTTAGTGGAGGCCATAATCATGATGGCACATCTACTGAAGGTGCTTATGTTGGTATACTAGCAGATGTAGATGCATTAAATAAAATAGTTGTTGATACAGCTAATAATAGACATGGTTTCTTTGTAGAAGTATCTTCTTCTGCTGTAGAACAACTAAGAATACAAGATGGTGCAATCGTTCCTGTAACAGATAGTGATATTGATTTAGGAACTAGTTTACTAGAATTTAAAGATCTTTATATTGATGGGACTGCTTACATAGATACTCTTGAAGTACACGAGGGTGTTACATTATCTGCAGGTGTAGTATCTTTACCTGATGGATCGGCTTCTGCTCCAGTTATTACAAACACAGGCGATACAAACCAAGGTTTATACTTTTCAGGCACAGATGAAATGTCATTTACTGCAGGAGGTACTGGACAAGTTACTTTTGCTGACGGTGTTATTAAACCAGTTACAGATAATGATATTGATTTAGGTACATCAAGTAATCAATTTAAAGACTTGCATATTAATGGTACAGCTAACATAGATGCTCTTGCAGGCACTACTATGAGTGGTAATTTAGCTATGGGTAGTAATTCTATTACAGGTCTTGCTGCTCCTAGTGCAGATGGCGATGCTGCAAGAAAAGTATATGTAGATGATTCTATTTCTGCTGCTGAAGGTCTTACACAACTAGCAGGTAATATAAATGTAAATGGATTTTTCTTTTTTGGAAGTTCTGGAGAAGATGTAAAATTTAAACCTCAAACAGGTGCTTCAGTATTATCTACTCAAGACACTGATGGTGAGTTTGTAGCCCTTGTTCTTAGAAATGAAAGCGATGCTTCAGATACCACAGGTATAGCTTCACTTAGGTTTGATTTAGAAGATACAGGTGGCAATACTGTAGACGCTGCTAAAATAGCTGTTAAAAAAGAACAGACATTTACTTCAACTGCATCATCACAAGATTCTAAAATTGTTTTTTCTACATCTTTAAATGGTACACTAACAGAGTATTTAGAATTAAGTAGTGCAGGTGCATTAGTTCCTGTAACTAATAATACTGTAGATATTGGTACTTCTTCAAAACAAATAAAAGATATATATGTAGACGGTACAGCCTATATTGATGCAATAGGTTTTGGTACTACATCCGTAACCTTACCTACATCGGATGGTTCAGCTAATCAAATATTAAAAACAGATGGTTCTGGAACTATATCATGGGCTAATGATACAGGAACTACTATAAACAATGCTACAGAAAACGAATTAGTTACTGTTTCTTCAACTACAACACAATTAGATGGTGAGTCTAATCTTACATTTGATGGTACTACACTTACCTTAAATGGTAAATTAGCTATGGCTTCTAACACTGCAGGTAAACTTCTTATTGCAGATGGTACAGATTTTGAGCCTACTGCTGTGGGAGATTTATCTGAAATAAGCACTGTTGCTAGTGATGATATTTTGATGGCAGTAGATGTTTCTGGTGGTGGTTTAAAGAAAATTACACGATCTAATTTAGTATCAGGTCTTGCTACATCAAGTGCTATATCTAATATTTCTGAAGACTCTACACCACAGTTAGGCGGTGATTTAGATGCACAAGGAAAAGATATAACAGATGTAGGTATATTATCTGCAGATGCTTCAGCAGGTATATATGGTCCTACAGGTAGTCCAGTAGTATTTACAGTTACTGTGGCCTCTAAAACTGCAGCTCATCCATACTATTCAGATGGTAGCTCTAGTGGTTATTTCTTAAATGGTGTAGAATCTCCTGCTATTAAATTACATGGTGTAGATAGTGTTACATCCTCTACAGAGTATTTTTATAAATTTGACCAAGCAGATTCTAGTAATAGTGGACACCCATTAAGATTTTATTTAGATGCTGCTAAAACTATAGCTTATACAACTGGTGTTACAACTAGCGGTACACCTGGTACTGCAGGTGCTCATACAACTATAGCAGTTACAGACCAAACTCCAAGCACATTATATTATCAATGTTCTTCTCACGGTTACATGGGTAACTATGCTAGTGTAGATTCTGCTAATATAACATCTAGCGGTGCAGTAACTATTGATGCAGTAGGTGATGTTACTTTAGACGCTGATGGTGGAGATATAGTATTTAAAGATGCAGGTACTACATTTGGTAGTGCTACTAATACTTCAGGTAATTTAATACTTAAATCAGGTACTACAACTGCTTTAACATTTAGTGGTGCTAACGCTACTGCTGCAGGTAATATAATTGTTACTGGGGATCTTACTGTAAATGGTACAACAACAACAGTAAATTCTACTACAGTAACTATTGATGATCCTATCTTTACATTAGGTGGAGATTCTGCTCCAGGTTCTGATGACAATAAAGATAGAGGTATTGAATTTAGATGGCATAATGGTTCTGATGCTAAAGTAGGTTTCTTTGGGTATGATGATTCTGCAAGTGCATTTACATTTATACCAGATGCTACAAACTCTTCAGAAGTATTTAGTGGTAGTGCAGGTAATGTAGTATTTGGTAATATTACAGGTACACTACAAACTGCTGCACAAACAAACATAACTTCTGTAGGAGCACTAGATGGTGGTTCTATTACTTCAGGATTTGGTGCTATTGATAATGGTACTTCTGGAATTAGAACAAACACATTTACAGCAGAAACTTCTGTTGTACCTGATGCTTCAGGTGGTGCTGATTTAGGTACATCCTCTCTTGAATGGGGTGACTTATATATTGCAGATGATAAGAAAATTTATCTTGGTTCAGATCAAGATGTAAGTATAGAATATGATGAAGATGGTAATGACACTACAGCTATAGTAGCTGCAAATGGTATTAGCTTTGCTCCACATGGTTCTAGTGCAGGAAATGGTACAGAATTAAGATTCCAAGAATTAGCAGCTAATGGTGCAAACTATGTAGGGTTTAAAGCTCCAGATGCTATATCATCTAACGAAGTATGGGTATTACCTAAT